GGGAGTCGCGGTGCAGTTCTTGTACTGGATTTCGGCCTGGGTCGGGGTCGAGTCGGCAGCGATGATCGGAGGCGAGAACTCCATCACGCCAGCGCCACCACCACCGGACACGATCCGGGTCACGACAAAGGTCTTCGGCTGGCCGGTGTCCTGCTTCGTGATCGCGTGGACGTTGTTCACGCCCGCGATGGTGAAGCGGTCGTTGACCTTGTACGTGCCCGAGGTCACCGCGACGGTGATGGTCATATACCGGCTGTCCACGTTCTGGACTTCGCCGGTGCCGGCCGTGCTCGTCGCGCGAGGCACATAGCGGCGGTTCGCTGCCGATGCCTCGTTGATGGTCACGCCGACGCCGAGTGCCGCGGTCAGGCGGTTGGCGTAGTCGAGCTTGTAGGTCTCGAAGTCCAGAACCGGGCCGACATAGCCCTCTTCGTAGGCGCGATCCGACTTGCGGTTGCCGAAGGAACGCGTGACCGCTTGCAACGACGAGGCCATGCCGTTGTAGTCGCGGGTGGACAGCGCGAGGCAACGCATGCCGCGACCGTCCAGCACGCCACCGGGGACGCCGCCTTCGTTCATCAGCGCATCGGCTTGCGCCACGTCGTCCAGGCCGGTTGCGGCCACCGTGCGCTTTACCGTCAGCGAGCCCTGCTGCGAAGCCAGGTTCAGCGCCGAACGGTTGATGAAGCTGGCCAGTTCGACCCGCGCGGCCTCACCGAGTCGCCCCTCTTGCAGCGCATCGCGCAACTCGTTTGCGTCCATCTGGATCGGCACCGACTGGCGGAAACCGATGGTCGAAGGCACCGAAAGCTGGGTCTTGTCGTTGAAGTTCGCGGTCTGGTCGATGCCGGTGTAGCTCGGCACGATGTAGCGCATCGGACGCCAGATGATGTCGTTCGTCCGGGCCATCGTGGTCTGATCGGTGCGATAGATCTCGATGTTCTTGACGAAGGCAAGGGCGTCGTTAAAGCCCTCAAGCTGGCGGTCGAACGCGACCTTCTCTTCACGGGAAAAAGCATTGGGCATGATGCGCTCCTAGGGCGTCAAGCTGCCTGCCGTTGCTTCTGTTCAGCCAGAAACTTCCTGATCGCCGTGCGGTCGCCTGTGCGATCCGCTTCGGCCTCAAGCTCGGCGAGGCGTTTGTTTGCGTCCAGTTGCACCGCCCCGGACTTGCCGCGGACGATGGTTTCTGGGGCTGGCGTAGCTTTCTTCGGGGCTAGGGTCATCTTCGTCTCGATCTCGCGTAGTTCAGCAGCCAACAGCAGCGGGTCCGTGATCGCCGAAACCCGCTTGAGCGCCGAGGGGTTCGCCCCCAGCGCCGCGACGAGTTCCGCACGCTTGCGACCGACCCTCAGAAGCACCGCCAATTGAGGCGGGCTCATCGCATCGGTCACGTTCGCCTCAAGGTCCGAGAAGTTCGGGACTCTCTTGGCAAGCGTGGTCTTCTCGGTGTCGAAGGTCGTCAGGGTCTGCTGCCATTCCTCCGCATTGCGGCGATTGGCGGCTTCCTGTTCTTCCTTCGCCCGGTCGATCTTGGCCTTCGTCTCGAAGTGGCTGCGGACAGCCGCCCGAAACTTCTCCTCGTCCCCGTCGATGCCGTCATCAAACAACCCCGGCTCGCGGCCCAGGACCGGAAGGCCCTGCGGTTGCGGTCGGCTCTGCTCTTCAGCGGCCCGGGCTCGCCTCTCGGCGTCCCGTAGACGGTTGCGAAGCTGCCGGATGACCGGCGTTTCCTGCTGCGTCTCTTCCGCAGGCGTCTCGCCCGCGATCTGAACTTCGACTTCGCCCTCGCCGGCTGCGTCGTTGGCGGACTCGGTAGGCTCCGGCTGCGTTTCCGCAGGAGCGGCCTCTACCTCGTCGGCTTCGACGCCTTGGATCTCGGCTTCCGGTGCGACTTCAAGCTCTTGTGACATTGATGGCCCTTCTCTCGCCCCTGCGCCGGGCGGTAGCGTGGGCGCATCATAGCATTACGCTATTGCGGCGGGTCAAGTGATAGGCAGAAGTCAACCCGCGACGGGCTGGAGTGGCTATGCTGGCCGCTATGCCTACAGTCAACGCTAACACCCTCATCAAAGACGCAGAAGACCCGCTTGTGCAGCTTGCATTGCGCATCGGATCAGCCGTCACTGGCGATCTAAAGCCAACTAGCGATTACGCAGTCAACATGCGGCCGGAACACTTGGCCGATTTTGCCGCCGTCATTCGAGGCCAGGCGAAGGAAGATTTCGCCCAAGAAGCGCGGGCAAAAAAGGCGTTCGATTATTGGAGCGATTCGGCTATTGCCGCCATGCAAGCGATGATGTCTTCGCTTAAGGCTCGGGATCTTGAGTGTCTAGCAAGTGACAGAGACGAAGGCGAAAAGATGGCCAACAAGATGGCGCACGCTGCCCACCGGATCGGCTATGCAATGGCAAATGCACGCTATCGCGGCTTGAAGCTCAACAAGTTGTCGGACGATTGACGCAATGACCAAGCATCAAAGCACCATCACCACCATGAACGGTGCGCGTCTGTCTGTCGGCAGCACGGTGACCGTGCGACTTGCAGACAAGCGCTGGTGGCGCCGGCTGGCGTTCTGGCTTCTCAGGATGGGCAAGCCACTCCGGCCCGTGACGTATCGCGTGACCGAGGTTACGGACATTACGTTTACCATCGATATGTCGCGGCGCGATCAAAGCGGATCATGACCAAAGTCAAAGCACCGAAGACAACCGGCTATCAACTGAAGCCGGGCGACTTCTTCACCGTCGAAGGCTGCGGCAAGAGCGCCAAGGGGCACACTGTCATGGGTGGCCGCAACGTGACAACTGGCCGCAAGATGAAGGTCAAGACGTTGACCCGATACCGCGTGACGCCGACGGCTCTTGTCCTCGAAGTGCGTCCGGCTGCTAGCTTTTCTGTTGAGGAGTTGACGGCGTTTGACTCTGTTTTGTCCGGTTTTGAGCAGACTGCTGGCGCCTTTGTGGATCGGCTGACCGGGGGCTTGACTTCTTCGCCGGTCTGGCGCCCGAAGCCATACGTCCGCAAGCCCTAGACCGGCCCCGATAGCGGCTGCTGCTGGACCTCCATCACAGCCTGCAGCGTCTTCAGCGTCTGTTCCTGCTGCTCGCCGTCCGTCTCCGCGATGGTCTTGGCAGTCTCTGCTTGAGCCTGGCCCGTCTTCGCCACTGCGAGGCCAGCATTGGCGCGAGCCTTCGCGGCTTCGGCCATCAGGAACTCCTGATTCGCGTCCGGGCCTTGGTTTTGCTGCTCGGCGGCCAGTTCTTCGGCCTCCTCGGGCGTCGGCTTCGCCATGCCAGCACGAAGCAGCTTCTTACGGAAGTACGGCCGGTATTCGGCCATACCCTCGCCGTCCATGTTGTATAGGATGATGTTCTCAAGCGCCGCGGCAGTCTGCGGATCTTTGGTGACCGCGAGCATGCTCGTCAGGTCGCGCACGATGGCAGTGCGACGGCTTGCCGACGACGGGCCAACATCCACCACGACTTCGGCGTAGGCGTTGGCAAGGTCGTTGCGCTGGAATTCCTGGCCTTCATCGTCCACCGCTGGCGTGCCAAGTTCGACGTATTCCATCTCGCCCTGTTTGCCCATGCCTTTCAGCCGCTCATAGCCACCCGGGCGGATGTCGCGCTGCATCGACAGCCACACCTCAGCACACCTCCGCTCAGTGACGGCATAGTTGCTCATGTAGATGAACGCCTGCATGTCCAGCCGCTGCTGGACGAGTTCAACGGCTTTTCCGGAGACGTTCGAAACGATCTCCTCGGCGTTGGCCTGGTTGCCCAGCACTTCCTGTAGATCGCCCTCGATCAGTTGCGCCAAAGCAGCCAGAGCCGGAGGGATGTTCGGGGCTTTGGTGTAGCCGACCGGGCCGCCGCCGTTCACCACGTTGCCCTGATCGTCCTTCGCCATTTCGGCGAGCAGGTACGGGAAATCCTGGGTGTTGTCCGTCTCCCATAGCTGCTTGATGAGCGGGTTGCTGATCTGCGACGGGGTAAAGATGGGCTTCTCTTGCGTCGTTCGGGCCGCGTATTCCGCCAGCTTGGCCCGAACCATGTTCGCCAGCCGCTGGGCATCCTTCGCCATGCGGACATGGCCGTGGAATCGCTCGTTGCCGTCGATGTAGTAGCGCTGCCCGTAGAAGGGCACGATGGGAATGCAAGTGCCCGCGATGTAGCCGCAGTCCTTCAGCACCTTGCCCCCGCTCAAGATCCACTTGTGGACCCGCTTACGCTTGAGCTTCTTTTCCTCGACCTCTCGAAAGCCCGTGACAATCAGCGTATCGAGGATCTCGGGGCTGTCCTCAAGGACATCCTCCTCATACTCGATCCGATCCCCGTCGAAGCCCTCAAAAACCCGCTTCGTGTAGCGCTCGACCTCGACTTTGTAGTATTCGGCGACGTAGACAACCTCGGCCGTACACCAGTCGAAGTAGGTCATCTGCACGTCGCGCGGCCACGTAGCGGGGTCGTCGCCCCACTCGTCCATGTAGCCCTGCCGAGACATGCCCGTGAGCAGCCAGCAGCGCTTAGCGTCTGCCTTGTCCTGCCGCTTGGCCTCAAGGTCATAGTACACGCACGAGTCAGCCTCGAATACGGGCTTGAACTGCACAACCTGGGACTTGTCGTCGGGGTTGTCCTCGTCGGCGTAGGCCGTGCAAAGCCGCACCGCACCCATGCCGCCGCGCATGCCCTCGCTGAAGGCATTAAACCGGGCTAGCTGCGCGTGGCTGTCCAGCGAATCCGCGCGGTACAGCGCCGCGCACGTCTCGGCGATGGTGTCGTCCCGGTCGTCCTTCGGCAGGAACCGCGCCGCAACCTCGTTGTTGCGGTATTCGTTCTCGATCCGCAGGCAGCCTAGAGCGACTTTGTTGACCTCGGGGCGCGGCTTGTTGGCGAATGCTGCGTACCACTGGCCCTCATACTGCGCGCCAGCCACGGAGGCAAAGCGGCGATCCTCCAGGCACTCCATGCGCACCGAGTGCTGCGCACGGGCGACGACATCGAACTCGCTTTTGGCCTCGGCCAGGATATCGGCGTCACGCTCTGCTTTGCTCGGTCGGCTCATGACACCACCTCAATGATTCCCCACAGCGAGACAGTGGGCAGTGCCACGCGCAGACCCGTAGGCCCGACCACAGTAGACAAATCGACGGGAGGCTGCCCCGGTTCGTACCACCTGACGCGGCTGAGTCTCAAGCTCGGCAGCGCCCACGGCTGAACCATCAGGCTCAAGCCAGCGCGGCTTACGCCGTCCATGTTCACGACGTGCAGAATGGTCGATCCAGTCTTTGTCCGCGGGATCACGAAGACATCGGTAAACGTGCCTGTCAGGCGCGCGGCTGACCACTGCGACCAGCTTGTAACCGGCTGATTTGCAATCGTGCGGTAGTTCGCTAGGCCAGACAGCGCAGCAGTGACCGGGCTCGGCGTCGAGCAGTCCACGATGCGCAGCGCCCGCTCCTCAAGGTCACCGCGCCGTGCGTAGCCACCATTCAGCGGGTACAGTATCGCCGGCACGGCGTTTCGCAGGCACATATCCGCCCAGCCGAGGATTCCGCCCGCATTAACCGCGCGGTTGTCGTTCGTCTCGACATCGCAAGCGAGGAGCAAAGCACCGCTGTCGGCCGTCCCTTCAAACAAGAACGGGTAGTCCTTGACCATGTTGTTCAGCGGAATGAACCCGTCGCCAGCCTCGGCAAACCACCGTTCATTCTGCCCAGCAGTCCACGGCTCTAGGTACGTGTCGCACGGGTAG